ACCTAAAGTTGTTTATGAAGATTCAAAACCAACATTAGAAAACTTCTATGAGTTTCCACTACAGGCTTGGTTAGATGAAGATAAAGGTGGAGATGTAGTAAAGGTAAGATATTTAGTTGATAGAATGAAAACTAAATTATATATGGTTGATAAGTATGGTGTTATTGTACATAAACAACCAATATCACTAAGTCCATATGGTGATGGTAGAGAACGAATAGAAACTTATGTATGGAAACTATATCGTACAGAATGGACGGATAGAATTGGTGCTGGTGAGTACGCGATAATAGTTGGTACTGATTTTGACCAAAGAGGAACTACCATTGAGATTGATATACCTTAGTTTACTAACAACATTATATTCACAAGATACTTTAGATGTAGATTTAGATTTAGATAGATTGTGGGAAGAGGCTGTTTGGGAAGAGATTGAAGATGTAGTAGATGTTTACTATGAGGTAGAACAAATCACACCTGTTGCAGGTGTTCGAGGAGCAGAAGCTGAAGATGAGGCGTTAGAACATTTGTATTATAGAAAATCAATGAAAGGAATCGCTCTAATAGATTTAAAGAAAGCTTATGGTAAATTATATAATAAAAGAAACACTATAACAAATCCACAAGAATTAAAAAAGGTAGATTCATACCTTAATTATCTCAAGAAAAAAATAAAAAAAAGGGAAGCATAATACTTCCCTTTTAGTTTTTACTTACTTCCAAAGACCTTTGAGAAGAAACCTTTTTTCTTCTTTTTACCTTTTTGGGAAAGTTTCTTTTTCTTTCCTTTTTTCTTCTTTTTGATTTCTTCCATACCAGCCATATTCATCTCTGATGCCTGTGCAGTTGGAACTGAACCAAAGAAAATTAAAAGAGAAAGTATTCCAGTCAGTATTGTTTTCATAATACACTCCTGAGACAACGCGTTAAGATTAACAACATAATCGGTTAATCATCTATAAATATATTTTTTTTCATTTTTTTTAAAAAAAAATACATTTTGGGAATTTATATACATATATATTAATGTATCTAAAATGAGATACAAAGTTTTTTGAAAATTGAGAAATCGGAAAGTACAGAGAGTAATTAACTCTGTATGGGATTGGCTGAATAATGGGTACACTTCGGAAGCCCATAAAGCAATCCATGATTAGTTCGTGGTGAACCTACTTAGGTGTAAATCATTTCGGTAGTTGAGACATCAATAATCTAATGTACTTGAAGAATAAATAACAGAACGATTCTGTTGACCTTGTTGTGGGTAAGGGTAAAACTGAAATCCCACTTTATGGCTGAATTAAACTAAACTCTGAGAGTTAAGGCAATGGCATAGAGGTTGTACTCGATTCAATGGAACTAACCATTCTGAGAATCACTTTCGTAACTGAAAGATGTTAGGTATAAGGTAGAAAAAATCAGAGCTTCAAGTTGTGAGTAATCGTTAATCTCACATCCCCAAGATTTCCAATTAAAGATTATAAAAAAATGGCCACACGATTTTTAGTTTCCACTATACTTACAAACTTAAAAACAAGATGGCCATTTTTTTTTATAAAAATGAAAATATTTTGTAATAATACGAAACAAGGTTATACTTATTAATGTATCGATAATGATACCAATAATAAATGACAAATAAACATAAAACAATGAGGAGTTAAAAATGGATTTAAATGCAATTAAAAAACGATTAAATCAGTTACAAACCACAAACAATCGTACTTCCAGTCTTTGGAAACCACAACCAGGTAAAACTCAAATTAGAATCGTTCCTTACGCATTCAATAAAGATAATCCTTTTATTGAACTTTTCTTTCACTACAATCTGAACAATCGTTCATATCTTTCACCTATATCTTTTGGTAGACCAGACCCTATTGAAGAGTTTGCTCAAAAACTAAAAGGTTCAGGTAGTAAAGAAGATTATCAGTTATCAAGGAAACTTGAAGCTAAGATGAGAACTTTTGCACCAGTAATTGTTCGTGGGGAAGAGAAACAAGGAGTGAAGTTTTGGGGATTTGGTAAGACAGTTTATCAAGAACTATTATCAATCATCGCAGACCCTGATTATGGTGATATAACAGACCCTGTCAATGGTCGTGATGTATCAGTAGAATTTATTACTGCCGAAGAAAGTGGTGCGAGTTTTCCAAAAACTAACATTAGGGTAAAACCTAATCAAACACCAATCTCAGAAGACCCTGAAATTCTTGAACTTGTGAAAACACAACAAGATATTAAGGAAATCTATCAAGAGTTATCATATGATGACCTTACTGAAGTGTTGAATGAATGGTTGAATCCAAGTGAGGATTCTACTGAGGAAGAAACAAATGAAAAAGTTTCTGCTCAAGAACTATCAACCGCTAAAGTAAGTAACACAGGTGATGCTTTTGATGAATTATTCAATTCGTAAATAATAACAATATATGGGAGTCATATGTTGGCTCCCATTATTAACTAAGGAGATTAGGATGGCATCAGTTCACGATGTGTTGGCCGATACTTTGGCCGATAGTTTAAATAAAAAGTTTAAAGATAACAAGGTTGCGTACTTCCTTGATGGTACAGACCAAACACCTACTGATATAAAAGATTTTATATCAACAGGTAGTTCTATGTTAGATTTAGCGATATCAAATAAACCAAATGGTGGAATTGCTGTGGGTAGAATCACAGAAATCAATGGTTTAGAATCAAGTGGAAAATCTCTACTTGGTGCTCATGTACTTGCAGAAACTCAAAAGAAAGGTGGAGTAGCAGTTTATATAGATACTGAAACTTCAGTTTCTCAAGAGTTCATGGAAG